CTCCCATTTTTATGGCAAATTAAGACTGGAGAAGGTCATTCTGGATCAGTTGTAATTGGCGTAATTACCCACATGGAAAGAGTAGAACAGGGTATAGGAAACGCTAGAGGCTACTTTGACAGTGGCGAGTACGGTAAAGAAGCGGAAAGACTCGTTCGTGGAGGGTTTATACGAGGGGTTTCTGCAGATATGGATATGTTTGAGGCAAATGAAGAAGATGTTGCCTCGGAAAAAGACTCTAACAAACAAGTTGGAGCAGGTAAAATGAACATAACTAAGGCAAGAGTCATGGCAGTGACGCTTGTCCCTAAACCCGCGTATCAAGAATGCAAGGTAGAACTTGCTGATGGCTCGGGAAGAAACCAGGAGGATGATGTGATATCTGACGGAGTCTATGTAGAGGGAGTTAATCCCCTTGACGCATCGGCATTAGTAGCGTGTGGAATTGTGGCAGGAATGATACCTGTCTCTCCACCTAAAGAATGGTTTGGCGATCCGCAACTAAAAAAGCCAACCGCTTTAACGGTTACTGATGAAGGTCAAGTGTTCGGCCACATTGCAGCATGGCATGTGGATCACATTGGCATGTCTTACGGAACTCGCCCGCCACGTAGCAAGAGTAAATATTCATATTTCCATACAGGAGTTGTTCGCACCCAAGAAGGTGACGATATGCCAGTTGGTCAACTTACTTTAGCTGGAGGCCACGCATCATTAGAGGCATCCGCTTCAGAAGCAGTTCGTCACTATGACGATACAGCATCTGCAGTAGCAGATGTATATGCAGGAGAAGATGCTTATGGTATTTGGGTAGCAGGTTCTTTACGACCTGGAACTACACCAGAACAAATTCGTGCACTCCGAGCATCCGCTCCTTCAGGAGACTGGAGACCTATTAAAGGCTCTCTAGAACTTGTTGCTATCTGCCAAGTAAACGTTCCAGGATTTCCTATTGCTCGTGCTCGCGTTGCTTCTGGTCAGATTATGGCTTTAGTTGCTGCTGGTGCGAATGTTCTTGCTCAATTAAAACATGACCCGCTTGCAGAATTAAATTCTAGAATTGACAGACTAGAAGCCCCTCTTGTTGCTGGTGCTAGTAGTGCAAAAGCTAGAGTAGAAGCAGTTACTGCATCTATAAAAGCAGCAGAACTTTCTGCCCGTATAGAAAATTTTAAAAAGGACAGTAGTTCATACATGCTTCAAATGCTAGAAGATGCAGATACAGAACTTGCTGTTATTTCTAGAAAAGAACGTAAACGTTTAGCTGAAGAAAAACGTGCACTACCAGATGGATCATTTCCAATAAGAAATGAAAGCGATTTAAAAAATGCTGTTCATGCATATGGACGTTCTAAACCTGGTAAGCGTGGATTAGTAAGACGTCATATTGTTAAGATGGCCCGTCAATTAGAGCGTAAAGATTTAATACCATCTAATTGGAAAGAGGCATCTGATAAAACTGTAATTGCAAGTATTGCAGTAGAGCATAAACAGTCAGAGTCTCCCCAAGCGGGGCAAGAGCCAAACCCTTTCTCTAACGGGGGACAGGCTATAGTGTCAGCAACTACTGCTGATGCTTGCCCCCCAGCCACTGGAAATATTGGAATAAATTTGGCTAATCGCCAAAAAGCAATTGATACAGCGGCGTATGGTCCTCTTAATCCAAAAGAACCTAACGATGAATTTTGGCAAGAGAAGGCCACTCGCTGGTCAGTTGATGTTATCGAAGCAAAAAAATCACGTTGCGGTAACTGCGTTATGTTTATTCGCACTCCAAAAATGTTAGACTGTATTGCTGCTGGTTTAGAGTCTGGTGATTCAAGCAAAGAAAATGCTTGGGATGCAATTGATACAGCAGAGTTAGGCTACTGCGAAGCATTTGATTTTAAATGCGCTGCATCTCGAACATGTAACGCTTGGGTAGTAGGAGGACCTATCACTGCTGCTGCTGCTGATTCAGAAAAGGCTCCTGCCGCACCTCCAGTGGAAAAAGAATCTAAAATTAAAATATCAGAAGAAGATTTAAAAGGTCTTACTGATGAAGAACTTAAGTTGCTAAAAGAAGAACTTAAAAATAAGCAAATTGCTAGAGATAAAGATGCTAAGTACACGCCCAAGACTCAACCTCGCGATACTGCAGGAAAATTCAGACTAGTTCTTGCTAGATTAAAGATGGATCTTGGACCTGTTGGCTCATCGGAGGCTATAAAAAATATTGAAAAAGTAGAAAATCTAGATAATGCTGGAAACTATGGTGCTGCAGCTAAGGCCGCAACAGATTTGGTAAGCACTTTAGGAAGACTTGATACAAAGGCACTAGACCCTACTTCTATAGTCAATATCAGAAACACTACAGGTCAACTTGGTACAGTTATAGCAAACCTTCCATTTGCCTTTGGTCAAGATGCTTCCAAAATTCGTTATAGTGACATTCCTCCAGTCCTTAGAGACCTTATTGAAGGAATGATTACCAAGGTAGAGGATAAAATAGGCCAAAAGGATGCTGATATTGCTACAAAAGATTTAAAAGGCTTTATGTCTGGCTCTGATTATTATAGCCAAAGCGAAATATCAAGTCAAATGTCCAAATTACTTAGGTTGCTTACCTAAGGTTTAGAAATCGTACAAAAAAGAAAATAACACTATTAAAACTAATGTAGTATTCACTATTAGGTGGAGTGCCTCTGCGCTTAGTGCGTATAAGAGTCCCTCGGCCCCAACTGATCAGCGAGGTAGGCATAGCCCTACCCTAACTGCCCCAAAGGAGGGACAGTAGTGGACCGTATAAAAGCATCTATGGATCAATTGTCTGAGATTACTGACGAACAAGTCAGTGAACTACAGGCATCAATCCTAAGTGAATTTGAATCGGTCGAGAAAGAAGATCCCACTACGCAGACAGTTGACGCGATGACATCGCTTGCCGATATGCTTGACGGAGTTAGAAACGAACTCAAGCGCCGCGAAGCCGCGGCTACAGAACTCGCACAGCGAGCCGCTGAGGCCACTACCCGTGTGTACGGTCAAGACGATAGCAAAAATGAAGACATGGAAACTCCTGCCACAGAAGAAACTCCTGCCACAGAAGAAGCACCTGCTGCTCCTGTAGAAGAAGTTCCTGCAGTTGAAGAAGTTCCAGTTTCTGAAACTCCTTCCCCAACCATGGAAGAGGAGAAAAAAATGGAGAATGCTGCAGAAATGCCAGCAGAAACTCTTGAAGAAGAAAAAACTCCTGCCGATATGGAAGAAGACAAAAAGGAAGAAGAGGAAAAGAAACTCATGACTGAAGCGTCAACCGAAGCAGAAAAGAACTCAGAGTTCTCGACTGAAAATCAAGTAGTAATTGAAGTACCAACTGAGGCAGCACCCGTTGCCGAAGAAACAGTTGTTGCAGCAGCCGTAGAAGGCGAAGCAACAGCAGTTGTGGAAGCACCTGTAGTAGCAGAAGCAGCAGTAGTAGAAGCAGCAGTAGCATCTCAAGATGCTCCAGTTGCTGAAGCTGTTGTTGAAGTTGTTGCTGAAGGTTCAGAAGCATCAATCCAAGAAGAAGTACAAACAACAGATAATGTGCAAACAGCACAAGAAATTATGGAGGCACCTGTGACCGCCGCTGCTGATAACGCAGACACCAACCTCAACATCGAGGTTCCGGCTGACCGTCGTCCAACCTCTCGGACTTCTGCCGCTCCCGTGGCAATCACAGCGGGCGCAGATATCCCAGGTTATACGGCTGGAAGTTCATTAAACGACATGAGCGCTGTTGCTGAGGCAATGTCAAAGCGTTTACATAGCTTACGTCGTGTAAATGGTGGAGATGGAGAACAACATATTGTTGCTTCCGTTTCTACTCAATATTCAGAAGATCGCATGCTTACTCAAGATGCAGAATCTAACTGGAACAAAGTACAAGCTGTTGTCGGACCTGAAGCACTTGTTGCTGCTGGCGGACATCAAGCACCATTCGAAGTAAAGTATGACATCTTCGGTCTTGGCTCAGCAGTTCGCCCAGTCCGTGATTCACTACCTCGTTTCCAAGCAGATCGTGGCGGTATCCGCTACATCACTCCACCAGTACTTTCAGCATATCCAAGCGCTGTCGGTATCTGGACTGCAGCAAACGATTCAGCAGAAACACCAAGCCCAGCTTCAAAGTTGAGCCTAACTGTTACTGCTGCTTCTGAAACTACTGTATCAACAGATGCAGTTACTTTGCAGTTGCAATTTGGTAACCTAATGTCTCGTGCATATCCTGAATTGATCGCTCGTCACAACGAACTCGGTCTTATTCAACATGCTCGTGAAGCAGAAGGAAACCTTCTTACTAAAATCGCTGCCTCTTCAACAGCAGTTACATCCACTTCCATTATTGGTTTTGGCCGTGACTTCCTTGTTCAAATTGGCCGCGCAGCTGCTGCTTACCGTGCACGTCACCGTATGGATGCAGATGCTCCACTTCGCGCAATTATCCCTAACTGGGTTAAAGACGCAATGGCAGCAGACTTGACTCTAAATATGCCTGGAGATTCAAATCTCAATGCATATGCAGAGATCGAGGGTTACATCGCAGCTCGTGGCGTAACTCCAACATTCTCTATGGATACTGCTGGCGGCGCTGGTGCATTTTCAACTCAAAGCAGTGGAGCAATGAATGAGTTCCCAGACACTTGTGTGTGGTGGCTCTTCGCAGAAGGTTCATTCTTGTTCCTTGATGGCGGCACTTTGGATCTCGGAATTATCCGTGACTCCACTCTTGTCGGTACCAACGACTACAAGATGTTCGTTGAAACCTTCGAAAATGCTGCATTTGTTGGTGTTGAATCACTACAAATTACTTCTACTATTAATGTCAACGGTGTGGCTGCTGCCCTCCGCGATACTCTTGGTGGATTAACTGCATCAACTCTTGAATTCTAATTAATTCAAGAAAATAGTCGTTTAGAGGGTGCTCGAAAGAGCACCCTCGATACGAAAAAATCATAACTAGATTTTAGGTTAGGAATAAAGAATATGGCTTTCGATGGAACATTTAAAGCTCCGAAGATATTGCCATCGGCATTTGGTCTTTTCGTTGTAGCTAAGCCTGACTCTCCTGTAGCTGAAGATAAATGGGTTCGAGGCTTTAACCAACTCTGGGATACTAGACCAAACTATGGTCGTAATTGGGATGAAACTAGTGGCACTTATGAAACACTTTTTAGTGACGCTAGGTCACCAAGATATAGCTATCACACACCTTTCTTTATTGAAGTAGAAGACCAAGGGTCAACATTAGGTCTTGTAGGTGAAGATCGTTTTGCACGTGCTATTCGTCAACTCGAAGGCATCAGCCAACACGCATGTGAAGTTGAGTTATGGGACGGGGCTATCGCCACAGGGGAATCATTAGCTAATCCATATCTCGCTCGAGGCTCGGGGGCTACTGTTCTTAACAGTGGTACAGCACTTTCACCCCGTCGCGCTGTAGCTTTACTAGAGCACACAATTGGGCAAACTTCTGCTGCAGGCGAGCAAGGAATTATTCATATGACACGTGATACCGCAACACTTTTAAGTTCTAGCAGCAACATGCTATTTCATGATAAAGATAAAGAACACTTACAGACCCTCGGTGGAACACCTGTAGCGGTCGGTTCTGGTTATTCAGGTAATGGACCAGTCGGTGTAACAGGTGCGTCAGCTTCAGCCACCAATAAATGGATTTACGCAACTGGCACCGTTAAAGTTTTACTTGGCGAACCAGATGTAGTAAACGACAATCTAGCACAAGGCTACGATGTGTCAGGGAATGCTAACGATATTCGTATCAAAGCCACCCGAGCAGCTTCAGTCTACTTTGATACTTCTATTTATTTAACAGTCAGAGTTGATTTAACAGCGTAAAATAAGAACAGAAAAACCTACTTAAGGAGAAATCAGTATGGCCACTCAGGACTACGCGGCTAGCGTCCAAGGTGTGTCAATTCGAGTAACTCGTCTTGATGCGTCAGGTAACTTGCTCACCAACTCTGGTGATAGTTACACAACTTCGGCGTTCCTTCGCGCATCATTCACCCCCGAATACGAAGAGGGCGATGAAATTGTAGAAAAGTTAGCAAGCGGGTTAGTTGCGGTGTCTTACAAAGCCCCGGACACTTTAAAAAGAATTACTATGGAATTAGCTATTACAGAACCAGATACAGAACTAACAGCTTTAATCTCTGGCGGTCTCTTACTTCGTAAGAACCTCGGAACCTATGCATCACCACAGCGTGAAAGCCAAGGCTGGGCCGCACCTGCCGTTGGTGATGATCCTGCTGGTAATGGTGTTGCTATTGAAGTTTGGTCATTTGCAGTTAAAGATGGAAGACGTGCTGCAGTTCGCCCATACTTTCACTGGATTTTCCCATACTGCAAACTACGTCAATCTGGCGACCGTGTAATTGAAAACGGTCTACTAGCCAATACTTTTGAAGGTTATGGACTAGGAAACTCTGCGTTCTCGGATGCACCTGATGGCCGTTGGGAATACCCTGTGGCTTCTGAGCGTCCTTACGCTTATGCTCGCGGTTCATGGGCTCCAACTGGATTAAAAGGCTTTTATAATTGGCACAAAGAGTCAACAAAAACAATTAGCAATAGCTACCGCACTGGTACCACTGCAACACTTACTACCTCTACAGCTCATGGATTTGCTGTTGGACAGAGTGTAGTTATTAGTGGAACTAACGGTAACTCTGCTCTACACGGAACTTACACAATTGTTTCAGTTCCTACAACTACCACTTTCACATATACCACTACAACATCAGGAACAATCACTTCAGCTGCTGATACAGGAAGTGCTGTACGTCAACCTGGATATACTGCTGTCACTGACTTCGCTTCTCAAGGTTCAACAACAGTTTACAACGTACCTGGTAGTGCAGACTACAACGCTGATAATGCTACTGACTTCATTATCGCTTCATCTGAAGACCCAACTTCATAGTATAAAAAAGAAAGGCGGGCGATGTGCCGATCGTGTCATTAACACACGAGGCTACTCGCCCGCTTTTACTCTTTAAGATTGGTAGTTAGATGAGTAACCTTTGGACAAATGTAGAAGATTTAGGCGATTACGCCGATTCTGAGTACGCCTATGATGCTGTAAAGACGGCGTCTCAACTTCTTTGGTCCATGTCTGGAAGAAAATATAGTGGCACTACCACTGTAACCGAGAGATATGTTTCATCATATGACCCATTCCTTCGCTTAGGTGCTTCTTCCACAACACATATTCCCACGCTAATTAATGGAAATGTAGAAAACCTTAGAACTGGTGGTATAGGTATAAATAGCGATAGCTATTTAGGAGATGGCTCTTCCGCAAATAGAACAGTACGGCTAAGAGGTCGTAAAGTAATTAAAATACATAATGTTAGAAATATAGCTGGAGAAATTATTGATCCTACTCAATACTATCTAGTAGAGCACTCAACTATTGTAGGAACACCTGGTTCTACATGGACTTCTGCTAACGTAGAAGTTACCTATACATACGGGACACCCCCTCCTGCAGCGGGACAAAACGCCGCTAGAATTTTAGCCACAGAATTAGTAAAACTTTATACAGGGGATGACACCTGCGCTCTTCCACAGAGGGTGACTTCTGTAGCACGCCAGGGAGTTTCTTATACCATTCTTGACACACAAGATTTTATTGACGAACTTAGAACTGGTCTTTACGCTGTAGATTTATTTTTAAAGTCAACTAATCCAGATAAAGCAAGAGCTAGATCTAGGGTATTTAGCCCTGATGTACCTAAGGCTCGACGTATAAATCCAAAACCTTATATTTATACAGAGACAGCATCTGATATCAAAGTTCTAACTTCTGGTGGAAGTGTTGTTTTATACCTCGATGAGATAAATGCAGAATTTCTAAAAGATGACGCGGCATGGGATGTATACATAACTGTATCTAACTATACAGATTCAACAACTACTACCCTATCAACTGCGGCCGTATTAAATCGTTCTGATAGAACACTTGATATAACCAATTCTTATAGAACAGGAACAACTGTAACTCTTACAACTAGCGCAGCACATGGGCTCTCTGTTGGAAGTCTTGTTGCCATAGATGGTACAAATGGAAATCCTTCAATTGAAGGAAATGCTTATGTTGTCACAGTTGTTCCTACATCAACTACATTCAAATATACAACGGCTGCTTCTGGCACAATTACCTCTGCTGCTGATACAGGCGTAGTAACTATAGTTGGCGGAAACGCGGAAACAATTACTATAAATGTAACATATAGCGAGATTTTAGCAATTTTAGGAGCTAGAGAGCCAGGAGTTTACGACGTTTACTGTACCCGCCCAAGCCTAGGAAACCCTGCAGTAAATGAAGTAATTAACTTATTAACAGCAAATATATCGCTACAATTATCAAGTAATGTAAGCACTATATACACGCTGTAAATAAAACAAGAGACGAAAGGACTAGGTGTGGCAATAAATAAGGCTTCAGTAAGCAGTTCAGCAAAAAATCTTGCTGTTTTTATGGAAACAATTTTGACTCAGGTTGTTACCTCCTATGCAACTTATAGTATGCCTCTGCCTAGCCGTAGATATTGGACTCTAGGACAGCCTGTTGTAGATTGCGAACAAGTTGTTGTCTCATTTGTTCAGATGTATGTAGGTGCGCCAGGAGATGAAGCCACTCAGCCTCGTAGAGCAAATGACCCTAGAAGTGCAACTGTAAATGTTTCTGTATCTAGAGCAATTCCAGTAGTTGGAGTAAATGGCAGACCACCATCAGCAGAAACAATAGAGTCCGCGTCAGAAATAGTTGCTTATGATGCTTGGATACTAATAGATATAGCTAAAGAATTAGACACATGGGAAGCATCTGGGTATGGAATGGGAGTTATAGCAACTGTAGAAGTTAGAGAGCCAGAAGGCGGATTCCAAACAGCAGTGATGACTATTACATCGGCTATTCCATAAAATGGCAAAAGTTGTTTTTAGAGAAGTAGAGTTAGATAATTTTTTAAATGCACCTTCTGGTCAAGTTGGAGCATATTTAGCAAAAAAAGGTAGAATGATAACTGTTGCCGCAAAAGCGCAAGTTGGAGTTCGTACAGGAGCCCTTAGAGCATCTATTCACATGAGGCACCTCCGTGACTCTAGGGGGCAATATGTAAAAATTGGTTCAGGGCTTGACTATGCTCTTCTTCACCATAACGGAACTAGACCTCACATAATAAGGCCAGATCGGGCAAAAGTTCTTAGATTCGTAAGAGGTGGAAAAGTTATATTTGCCCATTCTGTAAGACACCCTGGTACCAAAGCAAATAGGTATTTAACCGACAATTTAAAATTAGTAGTGTAAAATAAAACTAACATTTATTGCATAGATTGCAGTAGATAAAAGACAAAAAATACGGAAAAGGAAAAATAATATGACATCAAGATTCAAGGACTTTGGAGCAGGTGGAGAAACTAATACAGCTCCTCTATCTTTCAAACTCCATGGAGAAGAATTTAAATGTAGACCATCTATCCAAGGAAAAGTTCTTCTAGATATGGTTGCTGATGCAACTACAGTAGATGGAACTGGGGCAGCCCAAATTATTCCTAAGTTTTTTGCTAAAGTTCTAGAAGAAGAAAGTTTTTCTAGATTTACAACTCTTCTCGATGACCCAGATAAAATTGTAAGTGTAGAGGCTTTAGGCGAAATAACTGCCTGGTTAGTGGAGCAGTATGCTTCGCGCCCTACGCAGGGGTCAGAGGACTCACAGAGTGGGCAGTAGATCTCTGGCCCTACGTTAACGGTAAAGCCCTAATGAATGGCCTGCAATTATCTTCTATGGAATGTAGCGATATGTTAGATGTAGTTCACTATATTTTTGAAGAAGATTATACAAATATTCTTAGTGGCGAACACGTCGAGGCAAAAGAAAAAGTCCGAACTATTTTGTATAGAGACTTCTACGATATACATTATAAGTATGCAAGCTCAAGTAAGGGCTCGTATATAGATGATAAAATTGCCTCGGAAGAACTGACTAGAGAAGACATATCTGACATTACTGCCTTTGATCCAAAGAAGGCTCCAGTAAAGCCCTATATGCCTCCTACAGAAGTAGATGAAACTTTAGCCAATCCTTTTGGAAGAGTAATTGACTCTCCCTTAGGGTAAATATTATGTCGGAGGTGGTGGTATGGCAATAGTAGGAGATGCATATGTAGTTGTTCATGCCATCACTTCTGGTGTAAAAAAAGATATTGAAAATGGATTTAAGGGTGTAGATAGAGAAGCAGAAAATGCGGGAAAAAGAGTGTCTCGCTCTTTTTGTAAAGGCTTTAGTAATACTCCCATAGCTAATAGTCTTTCAGGTATGTTTGGAAATAGCACTAAAGAGGCTATTAGAGCAGCAGATGCTTTTAAAATTGCAACTCAGACGGGTTATTTTTTAGGT